TTTACCGTTTATTTCGGCAACAAGACCCAATAAGTGATTAAGTTTTTCGATAGCGCCTTTGGCCGCCATCTTATATGCCCTCCGCTTCTATCTTTATTTTGATCGGGCCAATGTTTTTAAGCTCATACAACTTTTCTAATAGTTCTTTTATTCTATCCAGCACGCTTGTCACGCTCCGTCACCTCCTTCACAAATTTGGAGCTTCAATATCGATGGATATCTTGCCTATTTGTATTAGTTCGTTCAGTTTTTGTAGCAACTCTTCCGCTTTTGTTTTTGCCACTTCTAATTCCGCCGTATTCACAGTAAGTGCAGCGTTAGACTTCGTTAAAGAATCAAGCTTTTCTTTAATCTCGTCAATTCTCGCGGCCGCTTCGCTCTCGAACGGAACAATGATCTTCTTTTTGTTTATTTCATCGATCGCCGCGGCTATGCCTTCCATCTTTTTTTGTATGTTTTCAAGACTCATACTCACGCGCCCGCTTCCGCGAAGTCGAATGTCACGGCGATCTTCTTGCCGTTTAGTTTGTCCAATTTATCGCTCATGTCTTTAATGTTGAGGTTCGCTTCTTCTATCGCGCCGGTGACCGCTTTTGAAAGATTGGACCGAAGCATATCAAACTTCTTGTTATCGATCTCTTCAAGCTCTTGCAACGCTTTATTCTTCGCGCTCGTGAAGGCGTCCGCAATGTCGTCTTTTGCGCCCGCTGCGTTCTTTTTAAGTGTGTCAAAATCGATCGCGTTGACGAACTTCTCCGCTTCCGTAGCCGAGTATCCGACTGCCAGCAGCGAGTCCGTGATTCGCTTCTTCGCGTCATCCACCGATACGGCCAACCCTTTGAAGTCGATTGTGTTGATGATATCGAGCGCCGATTTGGCGTCCACGCCCACATCCACGAACGCGCTGAGTACGTCTTTGGCCGCTTGCGCTGCTTTCCCTGGTATCGTCGAGAACTCGTAGCCGTCTATTACGCCGAGTTTGGCCGCGACCTCTTTCCCAAGCACGTCAAAGAACGTGTTGATCTTTTCTGATGCGTTTCTCGCCGATTCTTCGATCGTCTTGAAGTTGAGTTCGCCAAGCCGACTTTTGAATGAGTTGACAACGCTTTCCGGAAGTAAGTCAGGGCGAACATCGATGTTTTTGAACGCGTTCTCAATAGAACTAGCCGCGTCTTTTGCCTTGCCTTCCGCGATGTTTGCCGCGTCGCTCATTTGCTTGTCGATGCTGTCGCGTAATTCCGTCACGCCGTCGGCAGCGGATCCAAATGCCGGCTTGATTCCACCCGCGCTTTTTACGACATCTTCGATCTTCTTGTTGAGGTCAGCGTGTACGGCGGCGAACTCCTCGAGCGTCAGTTTGCCTTTGTTATAATCCGCCCACGCGCGCGCGAGTTGTTCCATCAGGTCAAGATTGGTAGATACGGCGTTGTTGTAGTCCGTTACTTTGTTTGCGATGAACATTGTCTCGAGCGATTCCTTGACGCCCGGTATAAGGCCGCCGAGCGATGCGATGTTCGCCGTGAACTTCTCGAGGTCGGACATCTCGATGTTAACTCCGCTGATATCCGCAATGCCTTCTTTGAGCGCCTCGACTTCGACACGCGCTTTCTTAACCGCCTCAATAACCGGCCCGAGGGCGGCAGCCATCGCCGCAAACGCGCCGACTGCTATCCCGGCTTTGAGCGCGCCTTGGAATCCGGAGAACTCCTGCGCCGTTTTCTTGATCTCCGTCGTTACCGCAGCCGCGCCGGCCTTTAGCGCGCTGAATATGTTTGTCCCCGCGACTGACCCGAGTTCAAGTATCTTGGTTCCGACTTCCTTTATCCCCGTTGCAAGCCTTGGCAGGTCTGTCGTGTAGAGGTTCTTCATTATGTCGCCGAACTTCTTGAAGTTATCAATTGATTTGATGATCGTCCCGGCGATCGCGGATAACGCGCCCACAAGCGTCGCGCCCATTCCGGCTATCGCGCCAAATTGCGTCACGACGCCTTTGATCGGGGCCGGCAGCTTATCGAACCACTGCACAAGTCCCTTCACTGCGTTGGCGATGCCGGTGAATAAAGGCGCAACAGACGCGCCGATCGAGTTCTTGAGCGAGGTAAACGAGTTCTTGAGGCTGGTTATCGCGCCTTTGAGCGATCCTTCCATCCGGTTCGCCGCGTCTTTGGCCGCGCCGCCAGAGTTCTCAAGCTTCTCAATATAGCCGTCTATCGCGTCGCCACCGTCTTCAAGCAACAACGCCACCGACGCGCCCGCTTCAGCTCCGAATGCTTTTAACGCTTTCTCCGCATCGAGCCCGGAGTCTCGGAGTAACTTTATCTTATCCGAAAGAGTCAATGCCGGATTCGATAGGTCTTCAAGCGAGACGCCAAGCCCCTCAAGAGTTGTCTTCAACGCCTCGGAAGGCGCGCTTAATTCGGTGAATAGTTTCCGCAAGCCCTGAACGGCCTGCTCCGTATTCGCACCCTTCTCTTTGAGCGAGAGCAACCCAGCAACCGTTTCGCCGAGGGATACGCCCGCCGCGCTCGCTGCCGGTCCAACCTTCTGGAGTTGATCCGCGAGTACGCTCATGTCGATGCTTTTGGAGGCTTCCGCGAGTTGATCGGTTGTCGTCTCTAACTGTTCAAGGCTAACACCGTACGCTCGGACAGCTGTTTGCAAGATGCCAGATGCCGTCTCAGCAGATGCGCCGAACCCGCTCATCAATTGTGTGGCGCTCTCCATGATCACGTTCATCTCTTGGAGTGATGCGCCATTTGCCGCCAAGGCGCTGAATCCCTGCGTGATCTGTTCGATCGACGTAGCGCCGTCGCCGAGTTGCGTGATCTTCTTTGACATCATCTCGACTTCTTCGCTTGTCGCGCCAGTGCTCGTTTGTATGTCTTTGAGTTTCGCGTCGAAGTCTGCGAATGAATTAGCGGCGGAGGCGAGCCCGGCCGTTATCGCGCCGCCAATTCCGGCCATCGCCGCGCCCACGGTTTGGAGCGCCGTGCCCATCTCGTTCAATTCTTTTTTATGTTCTTGGGCCGCTTTTTCCGCCGCTTTTTGTTGCGCCGCGAGTTCTTGTGTATTCTTTGCCGCCTCTTTAGCTTTATCGCTTGTGTCCTTTACCGCTCTCTCAAGGTCAGCTAAGGGCTTCGCCGCTTCGTTCGTTGCCTTTATCTTGATTTCTATCTCAGGATTGTTTGCGATTGCCGCTCACCTCCTTATTCCGCCTTCTCAAATTCAGATAACACCAACACGTTCTTGATCGGTTCATCCCAGCCGTTCGGATAACCGCCCATCCGTTTGATTAGCCAGTATTCATCAGGGATTTTGCCGAGCTTTTTCATCGCTCGCACGAAAGGATCGCTCCTTGTCGTTGATGGATACAAGGCTAACCAGTACCGGGATCAGCGCGATCATAAATTCCGGTGTGAAGCTCTTGACAAACTCTTCGTTGATGGCGCCGTCGTACCCTTCGACCGACACAATCATCTTCGAAAACAGGTACACGATAGCCTTCATTATCTCCGGCTTAATGTTGTCCGCGTTTTGCAATCCCTCGCCGAACGCTTTGATGTTCCCGAGGTTCTCCGCGTAATCGATGCTGGTGATCGGCCGAACCACTATTTTTTTGCCGAATATCATAATTTCCTTCTTTGTGTTTTTGGATACGTATAGCGTTATTTCTTCCGTCATCTCTTTTCTCTCCCTTCAATGCTTGTTAGCGTTTTCTTGCCGTTTTCAACTCGTTTATTTGCCTCTCGTACTCGCAGAGTGCGAACACCGTCCGCATAGGTGTTTTCCAACCCCACGGCAGGGATCCGATTCTTCGAAAGATGATGTACTCGATTGGTATGTTGTCTTTAATCACCTGCGTTTTGACGAAAGGATTTATCCTTGCCTTCTAACTGCGTGTGTTTCGCAATCTCCATCACGATTTCGATCATCGCCGATGGATTCATTGTTTTAACGACTTCTCTTGTTACTTCGCTCACACCCTCGATCTTAACAATTTGTTTTGTGAGTAGATCATACGTTCTGTCGATATCCTGCTTTTCGATCTTTTGCCCGGTTGTGAAAACTTGCGCGAGCGTTCGGAATAACGATACGCTTGTAAAGTAATCGTCCGCATATAGCGGCTTTAGAGTAATATCTGTATTTGCTACCTTCACGGTATACGTGTCTTGCGGTCCAATGAATAGATTCATTATTTTCTCTCCCTTCAAAAATAAAGTAGAACGCGGGTTTTACCCCGCGCTCTAAGCGATGGTGAATGTTTCAAATGAGAAGGTCTGTGTCACTTCAAACTCGGAATCAGGGTCAACGCTTCCGGAGGCGCCGGTAATCTTCGCACCGGTACCGGAGAATGTGATCGTGTGGGAAGCGCTCGAGGCGTCTACAAACGCAATCTCGAATGTGATCGCTGATTGCGCCGGATCCCACGCGCCCGTAGCGATCTTGCTGACGGTAGAGGATGCGATAACAAACTCGCCCTCATAGGTAGCCGTTCCGATCTCCACGTCAGTCGGAGACAACGACGTCCCGTAAATGCCGGTAACATCTTGATTCTTGCTGAGCGAGAAGCTACGAATGGTATCCGTTTCGCTCCCCCACGTGATCGTCGCGTCCGAGAAAACGAAGTAAGTCTCTGGGGTGATCGCCGTCGGTGCCGTCGCGCCCGTCGTAATGCTTAAGAACATTCCGTCGAGCGAGTATTCGAGCGGCGCATCTTCCCCTCCGCTGATCGTCATGTTTCCGAAGTAACAACTCCCGAGTGTTGCGTCGTGTATTCGCAACTCGACCGCGGGAGGCACGCCTTTGCTGGTATTCGTCCCAAACGCCAGCACATCTTTACTCGTAACCAATCCGCCAAGGCTGATCGCTTGATCGTATTTGGTCATTCTGGTCCTGGTATAACCGCCGATCCCTTTTTCTTCGGCGGCCTCGTTCGTTATCGAAGGCGATATGCTTTGAAGTAACCCGAGATGAACGTTAGTCCCGGACGACTCAAGTCTACCTACCACCTTCATTTGAGAACCTTGTAACGCTGCCACTTTATCACCTCACCGTTTCGATTTGTATTTCGACTGCCGCACCCACGACGTAATGGTTCGATGATTCAACCAGTATTCGTTCGAGCGCGTATCCGGGCACTTGATAAAATACCCGCCGGTTTTCGATGTTGCTGTTCTTGTTTTTGAATATTGCCACAATTTTTTCTGCTGCTTCCGCGTTGCTCTTCTCAAGCTCTTCCGCCTGTGCGAAGGTGCCGCGGTTCGCGTAGATGATTGTGAAGTCGAGCTTTTCTTTTGCGACGCCTGCACTGCTCACATACACCGCGCGATCGGCTCTTCCGGGCAAAATCTCTATCAACGGATAGATCGCGTTCTTCGCCCAGTTCAGCGCGCCGATCTTGACCGTCTCTGCCTGGAACTCCGTATCCAACGCGTTCTTTATCTCGTCAAGTAGCTCTTTGTACATATCAATCACACGCCCTTGTCAGATGCTCAAGAAGAATATCTTTGATGTTCTCGATTCCCTTGGTATCGAACGGCGGAATTCCATCGCTGTCAGAGTACGGCATAAAGGCTCGCTGCGGCATCTTTCGCGTGCCTGTTTGGTGATACACGCCGTAGAACACGCCAGAGAATACCGACGCTTCACTCTTGTCTGAACGCAGGTTGATCGATTGCTTGAGCTTACCGTGGAACTCGAGGATTTGACCGCTTACGCCCTTGACCTTCTTCTTTTTCTCGATTGTGCTGTCCGCGAGCGCTGGCCATCCCTTCGGCCGCCCTTCTTGCTCGAGGTTCTCCATCACTTCCTCTTTCATGTACACGGCTACGTCTTTGAGCGGTTTAGAGAGATCGGAAAGCTCCTTGTTCAACCGTTTGGTAAGCGTATCAATGCCTTTGTCGGTATAGGTAAACGTGATGGCCATAACATCACCACTTATCCATTACGGTTGTTGTGAATACCTGAGTGCCCGCCGTGATATAGTGTTGCGAAGAAGGGGCCGCCGCATCTGTTCCGGTTGTCTTCTTGAGCGCGCTCATCAATCGATCGTAATATGCCTGAGCCTGCTCCTGGAATCCGTGCCGCTCATATAACCGGTAAATCACGTAAGACGTTTCGTGTATCTCTTTGAGGGTTGTGTCTGTGATTGCAATAATCGAGTTGATAAACGTCTCCGCTTCCGCGAGCAGCACGGTAAGAATCGAATCGTCCGATTCCGTCAAGCTGTTAATAAGGTCTTCAGGGAACTTAGCCTTTAGTTGCGCCACTGTCATATCCGGTCACCTCTAAAAAGGACCAGCCGGCGTTATACCGGCGTGGCCTATTAGGATATCGTGCTTGTAAATACTTTGCACGCGTTAGCGTTATACAAAATCGGGAGAGGATAGGAGAGTAGCGATATAGTCTTCGTGTGCCCTTCGGATGCTTCGGGAATCTTTTCTTTGACGATGACATCGGTCATAATTGGGGATCCGTCGGGTTTGAGTTCAAAGTCGACAACCGCGCCGTAGCCAAGAGCAAATTGGCTTGTATTGAGCAGAATCATCTTTCCGCTTGTGCTTGAGGATTCGGGGATGTAGTTGGTCGCAACGTTCGAATCGTTCGCGTAGGTTCCGGAATACACGTATATTTCAGGGATCCCAAACTCTTGGAACTCGCCGATGAACCGAACGCTTGGCGAATTAAACCGAGGCTTAAGCAACCCAAAGTTGTAATTGTTTTTGCTGATATACTTTTCTGTTTTTGAGTGGTTCATAATCCCGCGCGCAAGATACGGGGTCATCAGGATAACGTTCGGCCACATCCCGAGTGTTTGCGCGAACGTCTCGCATTCCGCGCCGATAAGTTCGAGCGGGTCCGTTGAACTGTTCACCGCAAGTGTCCCGGTTGTGCTGATACTGTAATCCTGCTCAAATGTTCTTTCAGTCGTTGTGAAGCTGATTTTCCCAGTCAGGAGGAGTTGTCCGAACATATACTCGATACGGCGTTTAAGCCGATCGCGAAGCCCCTGGAGTTTAACGCCGTAGGAATACGCGAAGGAACGCGTGATATCCGAAGCGTCATTCAGGTTTGCAAGTTCATTCAGATTAAACGAAGAAGTCAAAGCTTCCGTCGATTCGATGCTGTCGCGTTCGAAGATTTGGGGCGGCGTCACGGTGATATCTTCGGCGGTGTTCTTGTAATCAATATTGCGCGCCGGATCGTCACGTAATCCGATCGAGCTCATCTTGCCGGAAGTGGTGATCATTCGCCATTTGATCGTGGTCGTCGGGCTGAATATCTTACTGGATCCAAGCATTTGCGTGAGAAAGAACGGCTCATCCCTCATCTGTTGCAATACTTTAGTCAATAACGTAGTCCAGGTAGCACTGTTGAACGTCGCCATTACGCCGTCACCCCTTCTCTTTCAAGTACAATGATTCCGTTCTTCGCCAGTCTCGCTTTTGTGTCCGCGCTCAGCGTGCCGTACAGATCAGAATCGGCCACTACACCGTTGAGCAGAGTCTTCGCGTATCCGATCGTTTGGTTTTTATCTACATCTTCGGAGAGCACCGCGCACGGTTCGTAGGTGTACATGTTGTAACCAACTTTGATAACTGCGTTTTTCGTATGGCTCGATATCGTGATGACCTTCGTCGAGTAGTTCGTCGTGATCTTGGTGGTAGACGTGCCAACTGATACGGATAGTATCGCGGGAGAACCATATTCGATCGCGTAAGTGGCTGCTGTTAAGGCTGTGGCTGCGCTCGTCGTCATCGTGGTCGTAACGGTCACCGCCGTAGGAGTGGCTTTGTACAACCCCGTGAGGTTATCCCATCCCATCACCTGTTTCGCGGACAGCGTCGCGTTTGTTGCAACGGATACCATCAGTTCGTATCCGCTTTCAAACCCTTCGGTTTTCAAACTCATCATTTCACCTCCACGCCGGCGAACGTTTTAGCCAGCTTGTCAATGTCTACCCCTTTAGGCGCTTCTTCGGAATCGGATAATCCTACGTAGCGTTTCGTCGGGACGGTTGTCGATGTTTCGAGGATTGATTCGAAGAACTTCTCTTGATTAGGATCCTCGACCAGTTTATCTGCCAGCATCTTCACAAGCGCGGGGGCCTTGCTCTTCGCGAGCCAGCCGTCGCTCCATTGCTGCACGTGCATCGTGTGTTTCTCTTTTTGCATTGTTTCCAGATCATCGCTGAGCTTCTTGATCTGGCCGTCTTTCTCTTTTATCTGCTCGTCGAATTGCTTGGTAAGCGTTTCCTCTTGAGCTTTCAGCTTCTCTTCAAACTGTTTGTTTTGCGTTTTCAAGGCTGCGAGTTCTTCTTCGTAGCGCTTGACAACAGCAAAATCGTTCGCGTTTTCTGCCATTCTCTTAGCTCCTTTGTCGTTGTTTCCATAGGCCGTCTCTATGTCAATCTCTACATTCCAGGTTATCAAGTTGTGTTCTCCATCCGCGTCTGTTAGCGTGATACGTTGCATTCCGGGTTGTGCCGGGATAGGCGTCAGCGATATCTCCAAAAGTGTTGGCCCTTCCTCTTGCCCGGTCGTCTTGTTGATATAGTTGTCGTGATAGGCAGGGCTCAAGAAGTCATACCGGCCGCTTTTGATTAGCTTCTCACCTTCCGAAGTGAACTCGATATCCGCGGCGAGCCCCTCATCTTTTATCCGCAATGCCTTAATCTCCCCGTACTTGCCACCTTTGCTCTCGTGAGACAGAAGTACTGGTATCGGATATGGCACGATCTTCCGGTCGAGATTCTTCTTGAGTTGTTCCGCGATTCTCTTCGAGTGTTCAACCCTGCCGTATCGAGAATCGTAGAAGGTTTGGAAAGGCAGGATCAGAACTTCTTTTGTCACACCGTTTTCACCTCCTGTGATTCGGTTAATAGGTTTGCAATTATGTCTTTGATCGCGTTCAATTGCGCTTCTTCCCCATGTTCCTCGGCGTGTTTACGGTATCCTTCGCTGTCGTACTGGTTGCTTAGGATCATCCGCACGGCCTCGTCTACGGTGTTGTACAGGTATTCCTCGGGATACACGTCGGTTGCTCCCCAGAAGTGATGGATGATCGGTTTAATTCCTTTGCTCTCCGCTTCGAGGATTGCCATGCCGGTCCCTTCGGTGTAGGATGTCGAGAGGAAATAGTTCTTATCTTCGAGGAAGGCGTTCATGTCTTTTTGATGCCCTACGAAGTGGATGTTACGTTCCAGCCCAAGCTGTGTGATGATGTGTTTGAGGTATTGCCAGAGCCGGATGTCTTGGAGTTCGCCAGCCCAGAATAACTCGTATCCGGGATCCAACCGCGCGAGCTGGTTCATTATCTGCACCATCATCATCGGGTTCTTCAGCGCGTTGATATGCCCGGCGAATGCGATCTTGTATCCGGTCCCGTGGTTACCGTAGCTGAATCGTTTGGTATCCACGCCCATCGGCACGAGAGCGACTTTATCCGCAGGCACGATCTCTTTCGCCAGCTCATAGATATGATCCGCTGCGAACATCACACAATCGGCGTTGTTGTAGTTGATTTGCTTCAGGAATCCGTTGTAAGCCTCGTAAGCGTGTACGCGGATGATGGTCTTCTTTGCCGGATACTTGTTTGTCCCGGCGATCGCGAGTTCGTTTCCGAATTCGTACCAAACGAGATCGGCCCAGTCGATGTACTGCTTCGCGTGTTCGATGTCACTTACCACCGCCGTCTGCACGATATAATCCCGCGCGAGTTCGTGTCGCACGCCGTGGAGGAATGAAGCAAAGCCCGGCGCGACGATGATCGCAATCTTCTTGCGTTTGGTAGCCATCTCGTGATTGGCTTCACCGTACAACCGAGAGTAGTAAGGCGAGAGATTGATCCGTTCGTGATCGGCGAGTTTAATAATAGCCGGTTCGAAGCGTTTTAAGACATTTGCGTGTTGCGTTTGCGCGAGTGTTCTTATCAATTCATCCGCCGCCCACGTCGTGATCGTCGTGGCCTTCACATCCCGCAGAATCATGAGCGCCATATCGATCATCCCGGTCTCAATCGCGGCCTTTGCCCCGATGATCAGCGCAACGTCGTGATACTTCTCGTATTGAAGCGTGAACAGACACCCGCTCTTGTTGAACGCCGCTACCTTTGCCGTGTACGTCTCAAAGGCTTTTAATGCGTTAAGCGGCTGCTTGAGCGCGTTAAACATCAACTCCTCAACGATGTAAGAGTCCGGGCAATCAGGAGCCATTGACCGCGCCGCCGAGATGCACGCTCTGATGATGTCTTGTTCGTTGTATTCGAGCGCTTGTAAGCCGAGAAGGATAAAGACGTCGTACATCATCACGGGAATGTGTCGCGCTGGTCTTGCTTCCGATAATAATGTTTTCCCGTAGGTGTAGGCTTCCTCTTTTTGCTCGCACACGAGCAAGGTTTTGTAATACTGCGCCTTGTAGTAGAACTGCTCCATCTCGCTTAGCGTGTCGTCTTTAAGCATCTTCTCCATCATCGAGAGCAACCGTTTCCGCTTCTTCTCGCGCAGCTCCGGGGTCCACTGATATCCGTAGTGGTTCGATACCAGCTCGGTCGTGATGCTCTGCTGCTCGTACTGCGGATGATTGTGAACCGCATACTTGTACGAGATCGTGCCGCGTCTGAATATTCTCGGTAAGGCGAGCGTGTCGCTTAGGGTGTCCGTGATGATGTTTCGCGTAATCATCATAATCGTTTTCACTTCGGGCGGTTGCGATTCGAGCAAACCGCGCAACTTATCTTGTGCTTCTTGTGTGAGTTCTTCGTCCCCGTCATACACGAAAACCCAATCCCCATTACACAACGCGATGGATGCGTTCCGCGCCTCGCTGAAATCCTCTTTCCATTCGTGATCGTGTAGCTTAATCTTTGGTTCATTCATTCCGGTAATGATCTCTTTTGTCCGATCAACGGATCCGGTATCGAGTATTACGATCTCGTCCGCTATCGGTAGAACGCTTCGAAGCGCTCTTTCTATGTTCTTCTCCTCGTCCCGTACTATCATCGCAACGCTAACCAACATCTTTTTTATGCTCCTTTCGCATAGATTCTCGCGGATTCAAACAGAGGTGCGCAGTATCGAAGCATCTCTTCGCGAGGGATAGTGTTTATCTTGATGAAGTTTGGTAATTGATTGTTTAAGTATCTCGAAGCAACCGCCATAAAGAAGCCGTGAAGATATTCCGATCTCTTGTTTGTTATGCCTTCCGGCAGATAGACGCTCGCGGTGAAGTTCTCGACAATATACCGAAGAATCGCGTTGATTGATCGAATACGCCGTTCAATCCCGTGCGTATGGCTCCCGTTGTGTATTCGATAGTGCCGCAGCGGTTTGTTCAATGCTTTGATATGGAGCCCGTGTTTCAAGTAGTGCAATACGTTGATTGTATCCACGTCGCATCCGAGATTTTGCTGGCTATA